TTATCACCACCTCTTCCTCTTGCTCTATCAATATCTACTTGTCTTACTTTATACTTTAAAAATGTTTGTATAACACCGTTGAAATGTCTTTCTTGAAAATATTGAATCGCATCGTCTAATAAATCTTCAGTTTGTTCATCGGCAATATTGATCTCAAGCAGTGGAGCACCCAGTTGCCTTTTGCAATAATCTATTAGTGTTGATCTACTTGATGGTTGAGCCATTTATACTATACCTCTGTCAATATTTAGGGTGCAGAAGATACACCACCGCGTACTTGTATATTTCCATCTACAATTCGATATACGGTCGCACCAGATCCAACTAAAATATCATATACATATCGACCTGCTTTTACACTCCTAGTATCTGTTGATCCTAAAGATATCGTTAATCCATATCCACTTGATGCAGTTGTATCAATACCAACTGTAAATGTGGCTGCAGGAAAAGCAGTAGATCCTATCGCTGTGCTTTTTGTCATTTGAGATGATCCTGTCCAACCAGTCGTTGTGCCAAGACCCACTGAATTAGTGGTTGAAAAATTAAATCCTGTATTAGATGTATCAACTACATTAAAAGTCGCACTAAAATCTGCACCAACATTCATTATCAGGTCGCATGGATATGCTACTCCTGACTCTGGGTCGAATGTAATTTTTTTAGTTGCCATTTACAAGACTCCTTAACATATCTTTTATTTCAGTAATTTCATTTCTAAGAGTTGAAATATCTCTTTCGATATTTTCAACTTTACTCACTTCATTTTGTTTTTGTTCACGAAGTTTGAGGTATTTTTTATACTCAGACTTGTTAGTATTGATAATACAGTTTGACTCTGTATTTCTCAATAAATGATTGTTATCTTTTACTTTGATGTATGACATTAGGCAAGGGCGATAACTTTAAGATTAGAGACTCTAGGCACATAAGATGAATTTGTTGATGTCATTACAAATTTTATTCTGAAAGCCTTAAATGAGGGTAAATCAGAAACACTGAATGTTAACTCTTTAAATTTTAATTCATTACTTAAAAATCCTCTTGCCTCTGATGGTGAAGTAGGAACATCAGTTTTTCCGTCACTTTGATCAATAGAGATGACCTGACCTCTTTCATTTAAATTATCAAAACCGGGGAATGGAACAAATATTGGATCAAATCCCTGATTTTCACTAATAGCATAGAATGCTCTAATATCAGTGTACTCGTTTGAATGAGCGTCGAGGACAATTTTTAATGAAGTTCCTGATGTTTCTAAAACATTTTCCTTAGATATGTATTGGAATCCAGATGGATCATTCTCTAGACTATCAACTCGGTTATCAGTTTTAAAATTAGATATCAGTTTATCGACTCTGTTTGATATTAAAAGTGCACTAATTCTTTCCATATCTACGGTTGGTGATATTCTAGAATCAAGAGAATCTAAATTTAAAGTCATATTAAATGATCTATCTCCCGGTAAAACAGTAATTGAATCATTATTAGTTTCATTGACTCTTGATGCAATCAATCTAGGTGAAGTCATGTAATTAGATTGATTGATCGCTACAGATTCAGATTCTTGAACAACAAATGGTGTATCAATTCCCTGACCTGAACCATTGTTGACACTTGTTCCACTAACTGTTTTTATTTCAGCACTCAAATTAGTTCCTTGAACAGTAGTATTCTGAATCAATGGTTTTATCAAATCAAATTGCATATTTTGAGTAGCATGTATGTTGTCCCCGCCACCTGACTTAGTTTCTTTTATCTTTAGTTGAGGGAAACTCTCGGAGGATGATCTGCCAATACCATTTGCACCCATATCTAATTTAATTTTATATGAATCTAATGATATTGGATTAGTATCCGTAACATTAGCAAGACTATGTGTTAAGTTAATCCTTCTGAGTGAAACACCACCAAACTCATATTTGGTAACTATGTCACCCGTTGTGTAATTTTGAGAGAGTGTAGAATCTTGTTGCCTTGTAATTCCTGTTAAAGTATCACCAGAGAATCCGGTATATTTAATAATTTCATTCTTAATTTTTATGTAGCCTGGATTTGACGCTGCAACACCCACATTTTCAAAAGTTGTAAATTCGCTTGTGCTACCAATTGCAATACTTGCTGTTGAATTATTTGCATAAGGTGCAGTTAATTTTGTTTCAGGAACATCACTCTCAACATTAGAAATAATTACTCTATTGTTTTGGTGATGCATACCATGATTTTTATGATTAACTTCAATATGCAAACCGTCACTTATAGTTGTGATACCACTTGTAGTTGGGAATGCACCATAAGTTCCACCAGCTCCTGTTACTGCACTTGTAATACCAATAATATCACCAATTGTGTTCAAACCTCCAGAGAAGAATAAAGTTTTACCGGTGCCAACTGCAAATTTACCTTGAACATTATCAACAATCAATTCACTTGTGCTTCCTATTGAAGCAACTGTTAATCTTGCATTGATTCCCAAATTAGTTGATATGCCAAGAACATCACCAACTGAGTAACCTGCGCCACCGTCACTTATTGTTGCAGCAACAGCAACGCCTCCATCAAAGTGAACATTAGCAGTTGCATCTCTACCACTTCCAGTTATCGTTGACAA